CTGAACAATCTGGTGATCTCATTTGATCCATCTGCAGCAATCTCAAACTTAGTCAAGAACGTGTAAGTGCGCACGTCATCTGACCTTGTCCACTCTCCGTGAGTCCCACTAAGATGGGACCTGAAATGCTGCAGGTGGTAAATGATATACACCAGCATGAGTACCCAAAAGAGCATGATTGTGACGTAAAAGACGACTCGATCGCACAAGTACAACCTGGCACGTCTTCTCGAGCGCGGGACGAATTGACCTAAGTCCCCACCATGCTGGCGCTGCAGCCTTGGTGGGGCTGTGATCCTATCCAAACCCTCAATCACAACATCTCTTGGACTACTCATCGCCATCCCGATTCGCTCAAAAGCGCTCGGTCCTTCCCCACCATTGTGTCGCGGCAACTCGACTCTCCTGTTGTGGTCATCTGTATTGGTGAAGGAACCCTGATTTCCGTTCAGGGTGGCACAAACGGTCCAAACTTTCTTGGCAGTCAACAGCACCCGCACTGTAGTTTTCTTTGCCTTCGCGGCCGCGCACACTCGCCTTATCAGAACGAGGCTCCACCTCCAGCAGTGAACTGGAGGCTTGCCAACTACCTACCAAGCGGTAGCTGGCAACCCATTGCCCAAGCACACAACCTCAACCTGCACTTGAGTCAGGGATGTGGGGAGCGTAGCTCCAGACAAGGTAACCGACGGAACATTAGGTTCTGCCGATGTAACCTGCACCACCATCTCCTGAATGTAGTATGCGTGGGAAGTAGCGTTTGTTGGGCATTGGACGAAGCCAGTAGTGTGGTGGCCGCTGCTCGTGGTGAAGTAATTCACCAACGCGCAGTTGGCGTAGGTGTTCGTGGGACCAGTGACAGCTGCGGCTGTGCCCTGCCAAAACCAACGAATACGATAATAATCGTTGAGGTTGGCAGTTGTGAGTTCGATAGAGTTATTCTTAATCGTAAACCCACTACACGCGCCGATCTGCCGTCTAGTGATGCCCGAGGTTACTGTGTCAGGTGTACCATGCACCGTCGCGTTCGTGATACCCGTGGTGTTGGTCCAGTTCAACATCCCGAACCGCGCGCGTATCTGACGAGGACTGTCGACCACATACACGTAGCCAACCTTGATATAGCCGACTTGCGTGTTAGCGCCAACAGAAGATGCTGGTTTGAGCGCGAAATACATTGTACCCTGGTCTGACTCCGTGAGTGGAACCACGGTACCATTTGCATCGGTCAATGTGCCATCCCTGATCAAAAACCACTGTTTTCCGAGTGTGTGTTCATCGCACTCAATTCCACACATGGCCGGCTGTCCAAGCTGGCCGGTGACTGAATCAGTGTCATCCGTGCACTCCAGGAACGTGGTAATGGGGTTGGCTCCAGCATTGTATATCATCTTCATCGCGTAGTTCCCATTTGCCAAATCCAGACTCATTGAAGGGATAAACTTAAAGTACATACCCATAGGGTTGTACCTAGTGAACCCAGAGACTGTATTGGCAAGCTTGGGAAGGAAACCTGAGTCTCCTGGATTGACCGCCCACTTGAGGATAACTTCTGCACCAGCCACAGAACCTGTCTGTACTGTGCACAAAG